ATCAACAATATAATCCGTTGGGCCTGTTCCTGGCATTACTATCCCCCTAATAAGGTTTTACGCCCCGGCTCTAGTTCAGAGGCCAAGACGCTGGCCCTGCCTCCTCCGGAAGGTCCTCTTTTAACCCGGTAATCGCGTTGCGAGGCTCTACCTGATGCTGGCCTTGCCGCTTGCTTGGCGGCTGGTGCTGATGACGCTTGTTTATTTATTTGGGAGGGTTTCCCCTTTGTTGTTTCTGGACCGTTAAGGTTCCGCCTCTTGAGAGGACCGCCACTTTCCCTCCACTCAAACCGTGTTGGCTCCCCAGCAGCCAGCCTCTTTACGTCATCTATAAGCACTGCTCCTGGCATTATCTTCTCCCTCTTTTATATGGGCTGTATTCTCTCCTGGCGTTCCGTTTCTCGCTTCGGTACTTGTCCATTCCCTTCGGTGCAACCGGGTAGGCAAACGTCATTGCCAGGGCGTCCCCGCAGTCTGGTGATGAAAGGCCCCGCTTCTTCATATCCTCCTTCTTCTCCAATTGAATCTTGTTTTCCGGCGTGAACTTGTACTCCAGTCCCACCATATCGTCCATCAGTTCGTTGTCTTTCGGGATGGCACCATGCGGCAACCACTCCCGCATCTTGCCCCACATTTCCGCCCGTTTATTTAAGTAGGCAGCGTCCCCGGACTTACTCCCGCCGTTCACTTCGATGACGGTAACCTGGAGGTCCCGAAGCCTATCGACTACACCACCACCAACTCCTCCACCGTCAACAAATACCGCATCTGACTGGTAGGTTCGAACCAGCTCTGCAACTCTGGCTGCAAGCTGCATGGTGTCCAGGTTTCTGTATTTAGTCCATTCAATAGTTCGCGCATCTCTTCCCCGTCTAAAACAAACAACACTCTGGTCATCCCCAAATCTGGCAACGTCCACCCCCATTATTAAAGGTTCTTGAAGATAACAAACCGCTTCCCGCTCCCTGGCTTCTTCAACCAGGTGACTGGCAATGAACTGCATCGAACTGGCAGAGGGGAAAACCCCACGCACCCTGACCTTAACAAAGTCAGAGTCTTCGCCGTAGTCCTCTACCCATTGTACCAATTTCCGCTTGTCTGTCATCTTGCAATCGCGGGAATCAATCTGCTGCCTGCCCCAACGATGCTTGAACTTCCCGAAACATTCCCGGAAGCGCCCAGTGTTCCTGGTTGGATTACCAAACACAAACCACATTGAACCGGCCTGTGTCATCGCTCCTTCGGATACTTCCCAAATGATGTCCGGGATCGAAGAAGCCTCATCGTAAATGATAAGAACGTCCTCACCATGCTGACCTGCGAAGGCTTCGGAGTTACGCTCTGTCCAAGGGATTGCCGATACATACCAGTTCTCTGGCGCTGATACATGGTAGAACTTGGTAGCGGTCCATTCGAACCAGGGCTTAATGAAACATCGGTTGTGCCAGAGGGCAAGTTCCCTCCAGGTCTTCGTTTCCAACTGCGGTTTAGTATTCGCTGTAACCACTCCATTTAAATCCTTTCTGGTGGCCATTGCCCAGAGGATTATCCAGGCGGACACCGCTCCCTTCCCGATTCCATGACCAGAGGCCGTTGCTTCCTGGAGCGCAACCCCGTCACCGTCCCGAACCCATTCCCCTATGGTTTCCAAGAGGTCGCGCTGCCATTCATCTGGTCCGGTATGCCCAACCAATTCACCAGCGTTCCAATCAAAGACATATAAGACGAAACCCAAGGGGTCATCATAAAAGCTGGCGATGTCCTCCTGGGTCTGCTGTTCAGGCGTCTTTTGTTTGGTCAAAGTTGCCATTGTATCTCTGGATTGCAAGGTTCTTTGATGGAGCAATGGGACCTTCCGCACAACAGCCATCGCAATGGACACTGTAATCTGTCGCGCCTGGAAGCATTTCGCCTTCTGGCCAAACCCTCTTGGTAAACTCTTGGGACTCACCGCCGCAATGAGGGCAACCATAAGACAGTTGCTCCCATTCATCGTCAGTCATATCCAGGCGCTGCTCTGTTCCTTCAGTCAGGACCACGCCGTCAGTCATCGCTCACCTCCTGGGTCTGCTGTTCACATTAGTCAGTAGTATTTCCCTGCGTCTGTTCTGGTATTTTATTCCGCACAAGGTTCTGAATAACCTTCGTGGAGGCGAGTCACCTATGTAATGGTCAACCTTGCCCTTTACTCCTGACTTGTTTCTCACCTATCCCCCTCCGCCTTTTTCATTTATTCACTCCCAAAGCCCTTCCCTAAAAAGAACCCCAGGACCAGTCCCAGGATGTAACAGTATCCGGGAACCTGCATGGGGTTAAAGTTCGTTACCAGGTGCCACTTGGCCACCTCTTGCTTGCATTTATGATGAACGTGCGGTTCATTAATCTTGCATTCAGTTTCAGTGGATAGTTTCACCTCTCCCCCTCCGCTATCATCGCATCGGCAAACTCATAGGCTGACTTAGCCACCACCTCCTCAACGCTGATGTCCAGGTTCGCAGTCACCGCTCCAAACGCGGTCATCGCTGCGGAATTACCAACCAGGGCAGCCATCGCGTGAGCTGCCAAGGAGTCGCGCGATTTCTTTATCTTGGCTCTGGCCTCCAGATCCTGTTCATTCACAAGCCTACTTTGAACTTCTGGGTCATTAATATCCTGGACCACCATAATTGGGTGGTCTATGCAATTAGTGTGTCCTCTCTCGCAAATTACCTTTATTCCTTTGCGGACCTCAACCATCATCAATCTCCTCGGCGCGTTTCAATATCTCCTCCACAAACTCGCTCTCACTAAGGTCATCGGAGATAGGTTCCACTGTCTTTAAGTAGTCATCACCGCATCCAGGCATCCCTGTTAGCAGCCTCCCTTTTGGTAGCTCTGTATATTTAATCATCATCCTCCACGGCCATCCCGGCCCTCCTTCGGTTCGCGTTCACTTGCAACTGGGTCACATGACCGATTGCGAAATTGTTCACGGTCCCATCGCTGTAATCCCCGTTACGTTTATAAAACATATCAATAGCTTTAACGCGGTCATGCAGGTCCAGCTTATGGGTTTGCTCCGTAAGCATTGCCCCGTTCTTCGCCTCCATGATTCTATTCTGCAACGTCACCCCTTTGACAGCGTGGCGCTGCGCTGATGTCAGCTCACTCATAGGTTTAGGAATCAGCTCCCCATCCGCGCCCTCATAGTAGAGGTCATGGGTGTCAGTTTCAATCATCCCGGCTAGAATTGTATTAACCTTATCAACCGATAGCTCAACCCTGGCAAGGGAATCAGCCTGCATTGTATCAATCAATGCTAAAATCTTATCATTTTTTAGCAGTCTATTAGCCTGAACGTGAGCTGAGTTCTCCGCATACTTGGCAGCGATACACGCCTTTGTCCCATTCCTTTCAATGAGATAGTGGTGGCAGAAATCAATTTGCTGGGCTGTTAAGTCGTTCATTCCTTCGCTAACTCCTTCTCAAATAGTTCTTCACAAGTCTCGCAAAAAATAATAACTGTATTCCGTGGTCTTCTCTCCCCAGGTTCTAAGTCTCCTGGAGTACAATCCTCCCCACATGAAGAACAATCCCATTCATTCATTCCAATTTCTTCGCCTCTTTGTCCCAGTCAACGGGCGACTCTGGAGGAATGGGCGGCTCTATAGGTGGAAAGGATAGTACAATTCTTGGGTTTTTTACCTGACGAAGCCTGGTACGCATTCCCTCCTTCGAGGGGAGGCAGTTGCCCTTTAATTTATCTATTATTTTCTGGGCAATAAGATACTCTGAGTCGGATATATCTCCCTCCACCTGGCAGTATTCCAGGCAGCCAATAACAAATAAGCGCTCTCCGTCAGTCATCCGGTCCCCTTCGGGATAGTTATTCGGACGCGAGGTTTCCTGGTAGGTTTTTTCACCGGGGGTTTATGTCTTCCGCCTTTTCCATGCTTTGGCATATCGTTCTCCTATGTTTAAGGCGGGGCGGTCAGCCAGAGGAGGAGGCAACCAGCCAACCAGCCCCTATATGTCCATTGTTTCCAACGGACTACTTATTACGAAATAATTTGTCAATATCAACACCAGAGGGTCTTTCAAACGGCC